ATATTTTATTTCAATTTGATCCAATATGAGGCGTAGAGCGTCCTCTGCACTTAAGGTGCTTAATTGAAAGAATTCAAAATTTTGTGTTTAATTTAGTATATTTGTGAGAGGTACTCCCGATCGTAATCATCAAAAGATGTCATAATTGGAGGTATTCCCACCTGTTCTAGCGCGAAGTTAACCTTTGAAGAATGTTCGTTAAAATACTTTCGTCCCCATTGATACGCAAATCGAAAAGAATTTTCACAATTCTCAACCGTAGCTCTCTCATCGTTGGGAGATTTCCGGATGAAGTTAGTTAGATCCTGAATAACTTGTTTCTCAATAGGTGCTAAGTAAAGGTCCAATTTCTCGTGTTTTACGATGTGACGCTTCAAGAATTGTAAGTCCTCGATTTTGTCATAATCTGCTAACCGTTCGCCTTTTGCTGCCGGAGTGTATTCAATACCGTGGTCCTTGAGGAAGTTGCCGAAAGTTCGTGCGTTGAACGCTGAAATCGCCGATTCCTCTACCGCTACCTGATTGTCATCTCCGTAGACTGAAGCTACAGTCAACCGATCATACATCGCTAAAGATCTCATCACAGTCCATCTGTGCGCTAGCATCTTTTCGCCGGCCGCTGCCGCCTCGTACGCTGCTCGTGTCATACACGAAATCCACCCAACTTTAAGATACATATCGCCGATTACAGAATTAAGGATTGAGGTCAAACCAAAGCCAGACTTGTTAGACTGAGCTGTTTGGAATACCGTAGATCCCACTCTGTGAACGGTGTGAGCGATTTCGTCCATCAAAACAAAACGAATCTTTGCGTTTTCCTCTCCGTCATCATACCAAGCATTCACCAGTGAGGTAAAGTATTCAACGATTGCGCGGGCGCGCATTTTCGAATCGTACTTAGAGTAATCTCCATCGAATCCATGTGTTCCCACAGTCTTCATCTTACGCACTAAAGCGTCCCATTCCGTACAGTCCACGTTCATACCAACTTTCCCTGAGTGTTCAGTTCTAGCGGCCATGTACCATGCGGTAAAAGAGCCAAAGTATTGTTTGATTAAGATAGTGTGATCCATAGGTCCAATGTTAAAAACTCTTGGTTTATGCACTTTCTCTGGTAGTCGTCTTTCATCTTTCAAGCAATCAATCCATTCCGAATTGATCCGTTTTCCATCTTTCGCCTGTTCGAGCCGAGTCGTTAACCTTTCATGAAGCAAGGGGTGGTTGACAAACCTCTTCCCTTCTTCATTCATTCCGAAGAACATCTCTTTTCCAGTTGTTCCTGCCTTTCTTTCTTTAGTGTAAGGCCATCCTGGAGATGTTTGCATATTCAGCGCGTCGAAGAATTCCAACCCTTCAATACCATTGATTGATTCGTCCTCAGTCAAAATCCGTCTCGTGAAACCTTGCGATTTAGAGCGATACTCCTTAATCGTAAATTCCAGGACTTCATCTACATGAGGTTGGTAAAAATCGGTACTTTCAGCGTTGTACTTCTGCAGTCCTTCTTCTAATGGATCCCAGCCGTCTGGGCATCGTGGGTCTTTCTTTGATAAACAAGCTGGAGCACTTCCTGCCTTGTAAACCATTTCTGAGATTGCTGATCCAGTTATAGTTGTTTTCGCGGGTGAGTGGATTTCATCCTCCTTGTGGCATTTACCTAAAACAAGGACTCGATCTCCATACACCATAGGGTAGATGTCAGTTCCGTCTGTTGGTTTAGCCTCGGTTTTTGGGAAACCTGAGACTGGTAGTAATTCCGGTCCGAGTTGTACACGTTTTTGTTCGAGCATCTCTTGAGTGATGATAATTGAATGTCCAATGTTATTTTTCTCTCCAGCTACATGAAATCCTAAAATTTTTCCGGTAACAAAAGGATTTAAAGCCAATAGTGGTCCCCCACAATCTCCTTCCTGAGTTGGAGCAGAGTAGGTGAACCGGCGTGCCATCGCAAATTTGATAATTTCTTTGCCACTTTCGGCCGCAGTTGCTAATGCTTGAGTTTCCAGTTTTGCTGTCACTGGGTACCTAGTATCAGCTCCTGAAGCTTGAGTACAAAGAATCGCAGGGGTTCGTTCCAATTTTGGTAAATCTGCTTCTTTTACAAAGTGTTTTCTAATATCTTCACCGTACGCGGGTACAGTTGCGGGTAATTCGTAAAATGACCAATCTTCATAACAATCTTCGTGAACAATTTTCGCTAAACATTTCGCAGTAATTTTCACCGCTTGGGACACTCGTTTTTCTTCCCACATAAATTTATGATCGATTCCATTGATGTTGATGGTAATAATCACTCCGTCCACCATTCCAATTCTGAAATGGCTTGGGAATATAACGTTCCTG